TCTCCTGAAAAGATGAAAATTGCAGGCTTAATTGGTACACCGCGGACGATGTGAAAGCGCGGGATAACATCGTTGAAGGCCTCCCGCGCAACCCTGCCCAGAAGCCGTTCATATTCCGACGGCGTCCTTCTGCAAAAGTCTTTCAGCGTTTCGCTCTCGGCGATCTTCCCGGCTCTGAGTAGGTCACGGATGCGCACCATAACGACCGGATCCTTGTCCGGATCGGTACCTTGGCGAATGTGGAATTTGACTTCGAGGGGCCAGTAATACTCCAGAAACACCGCCGCAAGATCTCGCTTTGAGATCTTTGGATCTTGCTGGGCGGTACGAGGCGCAAGCCTAGCCAAGGCACGCCAAAGCGCAAACTTGTATGAGTTAACCTTGTTGCCTTCCCTGACGATTTTAAAGAGCACGGAAATGTATTGATCCATGTGTTCAGTAGTTACCTTTGCCAGGAATGATGTGCCGCACGCCTCCACGAGGGTTCGGCACATCTCCGTCATACCTCGGGATTATGTGAATGTGCGCGTGGAATACGGTTTGACCTGCTGCTTCTCCGCAGTTCACTCCGATATTGAACCCGTCGGGCGCGAATTGCTTTAGCAATAGATCTTTGACCGTTCTGGCTAGGCTGAAGGCGTCATCATATTCGTCAGCTGTCATTTCCCATATCGATTGAACGTGTCGCCTGGGGATGACCAGTGAATGACCTCTAGTTATGGGAAAACCGTCGAAGAACGCGCATGACAGCTCCGTCTCAGCCAACAATGACCGATCCCTCCGGCAAAAAATGCATTCTTCATGAGCCATCTGATAAGCGCGAGAGGATCAACGTTTCGAAGGACAGGAGTAAAGATCAAATCTGAAGTGAATCCACAAGACGCGTCCGCTCGCTTTTTTAGCTTAAGCCCGCGCCGTTGCAGCGGCTTCGGCAGGTGGCGCGATCAGCAGCGATAGTCTGTCGAAGTTCGGGGGCACTCGAAGCCGCAACTTTCTGCAGCTTGAGGCGCAACATCACGAAACCGCATCGCTCGAAGGGTTCGGGCCCCTTAGTTGTCCTTCCTACGGTCACGCTGCGCCGCCATCATCGCAGCGAGCGCTCTGATTGTCTCGGCCTCCTCTGCAATCGCATCCGCCTGAGCTGGAGATATATCAGGCTGGTCGATTACGTACTCCGCAGGTAGTGCGTCCTGCGCCAGTTTTCTGATGCGGGTTAGCTGAAGCTTTAAAATCTCTATCTTGGTGCCGTCGCTCACATCGCGGCCAGCGAACCGCTTGCTCAGCGCGCGGTTTGCGAAACTGCAGATCAGTGCAAGAGTATTCAAAGGATCGTCGCGCATCGAGTTCGCCCTCGTAGGCCCGGTCTGCTATAGTAGCGTTCAGGACGACTGCATTGTAGGAGGCCAACCAATGGCCGACAACGGACCTGATATCGAACTCGAACACGTCAATCCCGCGATTATTCCAAGCGAGCGCGAGCAGGATTTCCTCCGCCGAGTTTGGATTGAAGCTCTCGCAGAGATGCTCGCGGAAACAAAATCCCGTTGGGAAGATGCATTCCGGACCGTCAAAGCGGAAGCGACGGCCACGATTGCTGAGCTACGCGCCAGCGTTGGCGAGGTTCGCAGCTCGATGGAGAGTATGATCGAGGAGCGGCTTGGCGGACTTCGGAAACTGGTCAATGAGAAGAACGGTCCTCGCATCCGGCCCTACGAGGAAGGCCGGGTGCATTACGAAGGCGAACTGGTCACGCACCAGGGCAGCACCTATCAAACCCTGAGGGACACCGGACGCGCGCCGCTGGATCAAGACCATTGGATCTGCGTTGCGGCGGGCGGTCTCGACGGGCAATCGCCTCGGATAAGGGGCACCTATAAACCCGGCGAGCGCTACACCCGGCTGGATATTGTCGCGCTAAACGGCGGCGCGTTCATTGCCCGCCATGACGATGCCGGCGATTGCCCCAGCGAAGGCTGGCAATTGATGTCAGCTCCCGGAAAGCGGGGCCAGCAAGGTCCGCGCGGAGAACGCGGCCCGTCAGGCACAATCATCAACAGCTGGCAGATCGATCGCGAGCGTTATCGCGCAACGCCCTTGCTATCCGATGGTAGCGAGGGGCCGGCGTTGGAGCTGCGACCGCTGTTTGAGCAGTACCATGCGGAAACTCGGTGACTGAACCCTGAGGGCATCGCGCGTGAGCATGGGCTAGGCTGCCTCGATCTGTCTGGTCCGCTCCGAGAGCGCCAAGGTGATAAGGCGGGCGAATTGAATGAGAATGATCCAGGTGAAGGCTTATGCCCGATCACAAGCGTTGGTATCATACAAGGCGATGGGAACGGCGTGCACGTCATCAATTGAGAGTGCAGCCGCTCTGCGCGATGTGCTTGCACGAAGGCAAAGTTATCCCTGCCGAGGTAGTAGACCATATCGTGCCGCATAAGGGCGATATTAACAGCTTTTGGTTGGGTGAATTGCAATCGCTGTGCGCGAGCCATCACAGCAAGTCCAAGCAGCAGATAGAAGATCGTGGTTTTGCTGGAGATATAGGACCGGATGGTTTTCCGTCTGATCCTAATCATCCGTTTAACGCGGCGCGATGAAGTAGACCTCTGCGGGGAATAGTTCTCACTTAGGCCCAGGGGGGTACCCAAAACAATTCCGGGGCCGCCTCGCGGACCGGCCGCGCGCCGAATTTGAAACGAACGTTACCAATTCCCAAAAACGAGGGAAAATAAAATTGCCGAAGCCAAAACCAAAAGCGAAATTTGAAGCCAAGGTTTTGGAGATCATCCCACGGCCTGATGCGCCTTATGAGCTGGACGACGAGCAGTCCGATATCTGGCGATCGATCGTCAATTCAATGCCCGCAGATCATTTCCAGCCGGCGAACTTCCATTTGCTGGTCAAGCTGTGCAAGCATATTGCGACCGGGCGCAGGATGGATCAGCTGGTCGAAGCCGAAACCAAAAGGCGGAAGATCGACGAGGGGAAACTCGCCAGGTTGCAGAAGATGCGCCACATTGAGACAACTGCGATCGCCATGCTTTCCCGTTCAATGCGTCTGACCCAGCAATCGATCTGGTTGCCGCAAGTCGCGGGCAACAGGATCAAGGGTGTCGCCGCCAGGAAGGTCAACCTGATCGACGCCCCGTGGAATAACGAGGACGACGATGGTCACGAGCCAAGCGAGGAATAAGCCCGCCAGAATTCCGCTTGCAGTTGATCGCCCCACCGGCAAGCAGGTGATCAAGTGGATTCAGGATCACTGCTACGTCCCGGAAGGCTCGCATCTCGGCAAGGAGGTCAAACTGCGCGACTGGCAGAAAGCCGACATCGAAAAAATCTACGACAACTCGCACGGCACGCGGCGCGCGATCATTTCCTACGGCCGCAAGAACGGCAAGACCGCGCTGTCGGCATGCCTGCTGCTATGCCATCTCTGCGGTCGGGCGGCGGTGCCGAATTCGCAGCTGTATTCGACGGCGCTGTCGAGGGATCAAGCAGGCGTTCTCTTCGCACTCGCCGCCAAGATCGTTCGCATGTCGCCTTCACTTGCCGGCTTTGTCCAAGTCCGCGAAAGCTCGAAAACGCTGTCCTGCAATGATCTAGGCACGGCTTACCGGGCACTCTCGGCAGATGCCGCGACAGCCTACGGCCTGTCGCCGGTCTTCGTGGTGCACGACGAGCTGGGCCAGGTACGCGGGCCACGCTCCGACCTCTACGAGGCGATTGAAACCGCGATGGGCGCGCAGGGACAGCCGCTTTCCGTGGTCATCTCGACGCAGGCGCCGACTGACGCCGACCTGCTTTCGGTCCTGATCGACGATGCGATAGCAGCCCATGACCCGCGCACAGTCGTATCTCTGTATACCGCCCCGCTTGATGATCCGCCGTTCGAGGAAGCGACCATCAGGAAGGCCAACCCCGCGTTCGGTGATTTTCTCAATGCCGAGGAAGTCACGTCCACGGCTGCCGACGCATCGCGAATGCCGGCACGCGAGGCGCAATATCGCAACCTTATCCTCAACCAGCGGGTCGAGGCTTCGACCCCGTTCGTCAGCAGAAGTCTGTGGGCTACCTGTGGCGCGGAGCCCAGGTCGCTCGCTGGCGTGCAGTGTTATGCCGGCCTCGATCTCTCGTCCGTCGCCGACCTGACGGCTTTCGTCCTGATCGGCAGGGTTGATGGTGTCTGGCAGGTTCACCCGACTTTTTGGCTTCCCGGCGATGGTCTCGCCGACAAGGCGCGCACCGACCACGTGCCCTATGACTTATGGGAGCGACAGGGCTTCCTGAAGACGGCGCCAGGCAATACGGTCGATTACGAATACGTCGCCGGCTTTCTCAAGCAGCAGTTTCTCAAATACAACATCAGGAAGCTGGCTTTCGACAGGTGGAACATGCGTCACCTTCGGCCATGGCTGGAAAGAGCGGGTTTCAGTTCAACCGAGATCGAAGGGAAGTTCGTCGAGTTCGGCCAGGGAACGCAATCGATGTCTCCGGCCTTGCGCGACTTTGAGGCGGCCCTGCTCGACAAGAAACTTGCGCACGGCAATCACCCGGTGCTGGCGATGTGCGCGGCCTGCGCGGTGGTTGAGGGTAAGGACGACGCCAACCGCAAGCTCTCAAAGAACAAATCCACCGGCCGGATCGATGGCATGGTGGCGCTGGCGATGGCGCTGGGCGCTGCCGCACAGGTCCAGGAGATCGACATCGACACGTTGATTGTGTGACTAGTATGTTGTTCGCGGGTTTCGGCCACAAGCGAGCCCCGGATGCGTGTCCACTGATCCCTGGATCGGTATTGTTCTAGCGGCAGCACGTTGCCGCTCTCGAACCACCGGAAATCGCCCCGCCAGGGTGGATCAAGCGAGCCTTCTCAAGGCAAACAACATTCTCCGATCTGAACCACCGGTATTCGCCGGCCCATTTTGCGGATGTGAACAGGTGCCGATCTTCCTCGGGAACAACAAAATTCCGGAGGAAGGCATGATCCTCGTCGTAGCGCTTGATCAAGGCTGAAAGGGTCTCGGTCATGGGGGTGTTAAGGGTTTAAGACAAACCTAGAGACCATAAAGAGAGACTAGATATCGTATGCCTCAACCTTGAGGCATGTTTGGAAAAATCATGCCTCAATTCTGAGACAGTAACATGCCTCAATTCTGAGACAGTGACACCAGCCTAACCAAGGGCGATTTGCGCGCCCGTCGCTCGATCAAGATCAGGCCTCGCGCCTCAAGTTCCGCCAGAGCCCGCCACTTGCTCGCGCGGCTGATGCCGTCATGCTCCAACATGCCATTCGCCAGCTTGATCGGCTTGCCGGTGCTTTTCCAGTGCAAGTAAAGCAGATGCATACTCAGATGCCACGTTTGACCGGATACGCCTTTTAAACGCCCCAACCACTCGAACGGCACCTTAATGAAATGCTGCCGGCGTTTTGCAATCTTGTGCGGTACTCGAACCAGCCGCAAGTTTTCAATGTCGAACGAGCCATCAACCTTCATGCTGTTGCCCTCCCGTGTTGCCGTGTGGGCAGAAGATCGAGGACGCGCTGCCACATTACGGCGCCGCGTTCATCCATGTAACGATCAGGAAACTTCACGACCGCAACATCGGTGCCGATTTCAAAACCAGCGAGGACGGCGCGTGATGCCTCGATCATCGCTTGCCGCATCTGAGCAATATCAGCGTTGAGCCGATCAAGCGGTGCGCAGATCAGGAAGGCATCGTGTATCGGCGCGCAAACCTCGACACCGCGCTCGGTGGCGAGGCAGAGCGCGATCCGCATCATTTCCGCGCCATTGGCTTGCATCAGGAAATTGCGCAGCGACCGGGGATTTGGATTTTCATCGACATGAATGTGCCAGCCGAACGCGGTGTGCAGCGAATTCGTCAGCATCGCGGTATCGAGCACGGCGTCGGACCAGCGCCAGAAAACCGCGTAGGTCTCGCGGTGCGCCTGCAAAAGCTCGCGGGCCACGATGTTCGGTTGCCCGATGCGCGCGGCCAATGACCACTCGCCCATGCCGTAGAGGACCGCCAGAATACATTGCTTGCACAATTCGCGTTGAAATTTGTGCGACTGTTTTGTTCCGTCAGGCGGGATCAAACCAACCTGTTTCCCGAAAGCGAGATAGGGATCACCGGACAAATAGGCGGCGATCATGTTGGAATCGCCACTCAAGTAAGCCGCTATGGCAAATTCCTGTTGCGACCAATCGACATATGCGACCCCGTGGCCGGAAGGCGGCTTGATCAGGCCGCGCAACCACACGCTCGGGCCGAAGATGGATTTGGAATTGCTCGGCTGGTTGCGTCCAGTGCGCGACCGGAAGGCCGAGACGATCACGCGGTTTCTCCCATCGCGCCCGACTGCAAGATCGTTGAGGCGCAAATCGGAAAGGGAACTGCGCAACTCACGCAGCGGCGAGATGATCGGGTATGCTTTCGCCATGTGCCGGAACGTATCGTCAGAGAGATCAAGGCGGCCACTCTCCAACAGCGGCAACGGAATGCCGTGCCGGATTAAGAAGTCGCGGTAACGATCCGCGCGAAAACTGCGCCCATCATAGACGTGATAACTCGCATCGATGGCGGCGATCAGTTGATCTTGAATTCCGGTCCAGTGCTCTCGCAACTCGGAAAGTTGGGGCACATCGATGGGCGTGCCGTTCCATTCGGTAGCGCTGGCGCCCGCCATATAACGACCGCGAAGCAACGCGCGGGGCAGATCAATTACCGGCAGCATCACCGGCAGCAATTGCTCAAGGGCCCGCACGTCACGGGCGCAATAATTCAATATCTGTTCAGGTGTGAGAACGCCGCGCCATTTGCCGGAACCAATCATCTCTTGCATGTGCTTCTTTTTGACCGCATCCATGTGGTCGAGGCCGAAGTAGACCAAAGCGCCGAGTTCACCCGATCCCGCCGGCGTCGTTAGTCCGTTGGTGAGGTCGCGAAATTCGCAGAACAGGTCAAGGATGCGCTCGGGCATCGGCCATTCAAGCGCGCGGTAACAACCGAGTTCAGCGCTGGCATAATACGCGCAGAATAAAACATTGGGGCCGGTCGCGTAGGGCGGCGCGGTCCCAAATTCACCTTGAAAGATGCGGAAGGTGCGACCGCTGCGCAATTCCTTTGCTACGCAACAGACCGGCACCGGACGCTCGCCGATGCCGGTCTCGAATTCAAAATCGGCCAGAACGATCTCGCGGAACGCCGGCAACATTTTAGGTGCCGTGGAGGAGGCGCTGCACGATGCGGTGATCGAGCGAAGTGATCAGCCGATCCTTGAAG